CTGGAACTCCAAGTACAGCTGAGACTCTCTCTTCTGGGATTCTTCTAAGAGCTCCTATGTCTAAATCTTTAGGAGAGAAAGCTAATCTCTCTACATTCATAGAACCAGAAAGAATCAATGGCTTACCTTTATTTCTACCACCAACTTTCTGTTGATAAGTTCTTGATATTTGTTCAGCTTCTGTTTCAGTAATACCATAATCATCTTTTGGAGTTATTAACATTGAAGGTACTCCAGAGTTTGCAAGTAGAGCAGTAGCCATTTGACCAGCAGATTCATCTCCATATATTTCTCTTAATACTGTTTTCAAAGGTGCATTACCTTTCTTATGGTCTTTAGGGTCAAGCCCAAGTCTGATATGAACCATATCAGTATTTTTTATTTCCATCTTTCCATTATCTAAGTCATATTCATAATGAGTAATCAATTCTGTATTTGAACCTTTTGCTTTTATTTGTTCTGGAAACAATGGATATAGACCGACAAGCTCTCCAGCATTATTCTTCTGCTTCATTAAATATGCATCTCCAGATACATGAATTGAATTAATAATATATTGTTGAATAATATCTCCAGACATATATGGATTAGGCCTTCTCATCAAAGTTGCAAACGGGTGGTTAGGAATAAGCTGTGTTTGCCCATCTTCATCAACAAATGTCACTTGCAGTGTAGCTTCTGAGAAAGATACTCCTAATACTTGAAGACATGCAGTGACTGCTGAGTTAGATTCTCCATTGCCGAGCCCAGACATATTGAAGTCTCCAGCAGATGTGTTGTAGCCAAGAATATAAGAAGAGTTTCCATAAACTAAATCATTAGGGTCATTTCTAAAAAAATTAAATCCAGTTGTTCTTTTGTAATTAGTTCTGTCATCTCTGAACCTTCTCTGTCCAAAAATTAAATCTCTAAAGCTCCTTCGTTCTTCCATCTTCTCCTCAATAAGCTCTTAGTGTCTTCTTCTTTGCAACTTGCAATATTCCATAAGCAAGACTATCCACTTGGTCATCATGGTCTCCGCTAGGAAATACTAACAGCTCTTTCTCCAGTTCAGAATACCACAATGCATCATTAGGAAAGAATACCATACCAGCTTCCATTTTTGCAGATAATGGTAATGCCCTACTTAACTTGTCCTTATCTGCCTTTAACTTTACTATCGGAAGTGTAGTTTGTCTGCGAATGATTTGAATTAATGCTAATTGGAATCCAGCTGATTCTACTCCAATCGATATTGGATTCCACTTCTCATACACTTGTTCTAACTGTTTTACAATATCTGGTGCTTCTATTCTCTTTCTGATTACATCTAAGACATAAACATTATTTTGTTTATCAAGTCCGATAGTAGTTATTGCTGTGTAGTCAGCTGATTGTTTTGTACTTGTTGCTAAATCAACTGAAGTGTAAATAGATAAGTCTTCCATTTTTACCGAGCCAGATTGAGTTGATAAATAAACATAATCTTTGTAGTTTCCATTTTCATCAAACTCGGTCAAAGTTTCTTTTCTATAATACTTAAACCATTCAGATTTTATTAAGCCACCAGTCTGCTCAACAAACTGAGCTTCATACTCTTGGCTAAATAAGAAAGAACCTATCTCTCTCTTAGCAATCTCAAGCTCTGCTTTATCAACAAATGGATTGTCATAAGTAGTGAATGTCCATCTCTCCCAATCATCTGCGGTCTCAGCTTCATCATATAATCTTTTGAACCAGTTCTGTATTCCTTTCGGAGTACTGATAAATAGAGCTCCACCTTTACGCTCAGTAAGAGTTGGTCTTAATACTTCTTTCCATGTTTGTTCTTTTATAAACGCACATTCATCTAATACAATCAAATCAAGACCAGCACCACGAAGTCTATCTGGATTGTCTGCTGTTCTTACAGTCACGAATCCACCATTACCAGTTGTAATTGTTTTCTCTGATTCTTTTATTTCAAACCCATACTGTCCAGCTAAGTCTCTGATTGTTTTCCAACCTTCCAAAGCCATTGCATAAGTTGGAGCAACCCACCAAGCATTTCCACCCTGCATTGCTTTTGCAATACATAAAGATGTACCAAGTAATGTTTTTCCAAACCTTCGACCAGCAACTAATATTCTGAATCTCTTATTAGATAATGCAACTAACTGCTGAGCTGGGTGCAATGGTGGTAGTCTGTATTGTTTTCGTACTGGTTTAGAAAGAATATCCATCACGAAGCCATCTTAGTAAATCATTAAATATTTGTTCTACTTCTTCTGGTTGTAGCTTTGAGACAAAATAAATATTTGGATTAGGCATTGGAATAATATATTCAACAGTATCTTCAAATATCTCTCCATCAATTTGATAATCTGCAAAATTATCCATGACAATATCTACAAACTTTTGATTTACTTCTTCTTCATTCATGATTCTCAAGTGTATCATCTTTTGTTTTTTCTTGCTCTTCGACTTGCACATCTTGCACATCTTCTTCATCAGAACCATTATTCAATTGAAAATCAGTGTAAGGAATACCATTTGCAAACTGAACTTCAATAACTTCATTAGTATTTTCTATTTGTAATTTACTTGTATCTCCAAATTGTTCTGGGTATTTGACTCCAAGCAACCATTGAATCACTCTAGGGTTTCTATCCTCAGTCGCTATATCCATCAAAAAATCTAATGCTTTTACTTTGAACTGAGCTTCAGTCAGAGAAATCTTAGAGAATAGTTCTTCTAGTTCTTCATTACCTTCTTCAGCTTTCTGTCTCCATCTATAAAAGGTTGATTCATCTATTCCAGCAAACACACAAGCATCTTTTATATATGAACCTTTACTAATTGCATAAAGGAGTTTATCTACTATCTCTTGGTCTAAGTATTTATTTTTTTTCTTTAATCCGAAAAATTTTCTATCGCTCATCAATAATCTCCACTGGGTCGTAAAGTTTATAAGTCAATGTTAGTTCTTCGCCAGATTTTATTTCTTTTAGTGTATGTAAATACATTTCATTACCTACTTCTCTAAGTTTGCAGTTTGGTTCTAATGAATGATTTACAAAGCCACCTAGTGCAGTTCTTATGTATCCATTCAAGTAATCATGATGCTTTACATGACTCACACCTAATGTTGTATTCTTTTCTATATCAACTGTTGCAAATAATCCAAGCCCATCAATATCGCTTTCTTTGATTGTCAGAGATTTTGGTAAGGGCTTGTAGTTTTCCATTGTTAGTTCATCATCTATGTCATCAAGCAAAGGTTCATCAAATATCATATCTTGTCATTCTTAATCAACCACCAAGCAAGATAATTTACTCCAATAAATACTCCAACGATAAAAGCTACATCAATCATTCTTCTTCAAACTCAGTATCTTCTTCATCATATTCTTCTATCTGGAACTCAACGAATTGAACTCCAGTGATTTGAAAATTCAGAGTATCAAGTAAATCTGATAAGTCTTGTGCTTTCTTTACAGCTGTTTGTATATCTGGTACTTCGAATACATGGCTCCACTTACCTAGAACTTTTATTCTTTTCATTTTTCTCCCCAGCAAATCTTTGAACTATTCCAATGATGGCTTCCAGACTTATAATAAAGCCAAGAGCTCATCTTTAAATTAAATTCTGGGTCTTTTCTTTCTCCATACCAACCTAATTTATTTGAAATCCAATCGTATGTTGTATCATTTATCTGCATAAGTCCTATATCTTTCGTTCCATTACTATTTACATTTTCAGCTCTTGACCGCCCAGAAGATTCACAAAAGATTATCCTACTCACTTCGAGATGGTCTTCTTGTCTAAAGTATTTTTCAATAAGGGGTAGCCAAACTGAGACTGATTCTACTTGGAACTCAATCTGCTTACATTCCTTATAATCTTGAATGATATCTGTAGTAATCGGTTGGCTAAATAAAGTTAGGCAACTAATTAATGGATTTAATAGGATTTTCATACTCTTTTAATTTGTCTAAATCAATTATACCTTTAGGCAAATTTGTATATGAGCAATCCCCATCTTTTCCAATCAGAAGTATTCTGACTTTTGTACCATCATTCTCGATACATACTTTTCTCATGCTCACATTATAAATCAACAATCATTAATATTAGATATTACCTTGTGAAAATTTTCACAAGATTTTTAGATTATCCCAACCATTTTCTGAAACTGTAAATGTAAGGATTCCATGAGAAGTCGTAAGACCCATTCTTGCTTCAAGTTCTTTTGAAGTATCAAGAGATGGAGCTTGAAACCATGTTCTTCCACGCTCAGTTAAAACTCTTAAATGATGATAATGACCAGTGACTAATATATCAGCAGACCCAGAAGGTATTCTTGCATGACCTTGATTTTTCCACCAGTTCATAATTTTGTTCTCAATATTTCCACCACCACCAGTCATGTGACCATGATAAAAAGTAAGTCTCTGACCTTTTATATCAAGTGTAAGATAAAAGTCATTTGGAATAACAGTCTTGACATGCTTGTATCTTTCTCTTCCTTCTATTATTTCTCCGATAATCTGAAATATTTGTGTATCTGAATTATCAAGTCTTGTTGTAGTGATGCTGTTCTTTCCGCTTCTTTGCTCTCCATGATTACCGACTACTGCTCCCAAAAAAATTTTAGGAGCTAATTTGAGTAATCCATCAAGAACTTCCATCAGCATTTTTCTTGCAAGATGTTCTTGCTCAGTTCTAGTGAGCTCTATGTTGAAGGGTTGATGGTCGAAAAATCCAAAAATGCACTCGATTAAATCCCCTAATCCTATGATATAAATTTCATCTATTGTCTGACCAGATTTGTTTAAATCTTTTATCTGCTTCTGGGCTTTTCTAATACCATTTCTTATGTAATCAATAGTTTCATCTGCTCCCCAGTCAGCATTATATTCAGATTTACCAAACTG